AAAGATTTCTTTGATAAAAGAGGCAAAAAGCAAAAAAGTCTCAATCGATACTAAATCTGGAAAATTTATCGACCAACGCTCAGAATACAAACAATCATTCGAATCTATGAAAATTCAAGAATCAGCAGGATTTGGAATGTCGAGAAAGATATCTAGGTTTATTGACGAGAAGTCAGAAATTGGCTGTACAAGCAACCGCTCGTTAAGAAGAGTTAAATCACTATCTGAAAACCAAGAATTAATCTATGGCACAAGAATAAGCAAGGCCATAGAGCAAAGACTGAAGCGATTCTAGAATGGCTAAGCAAAAAGAATTAGTCAAGAAGATGGAAGCGCTTCGTGTTGCAGAAATGATTGGATGCAGAGGCGCACACAAGGATGAGGATGGGAATTGGATGCCTTGTGCTTCGATGGATTCCCTGGAGCGAATTTCCAATAGGGCTGAAACTTCTAAATGGAAAGAGAAGTCATCGGTCGAAGGGCGCCCAGAAAGAGAAGAAGTCGGCCGTAAGAAGCGTAAGAAAAAAAGAGACGGTTGGGAAAAGCTTCAAGAAAGACCGATACAGGGGATAAACGGTTCTGGTCCTGGCATAACTTCTGGTCCAAGCCAGTTCGCGCCACCCCAGTCTGTTGGCTCATCTGTATCAAGTGGTTCTACCGTTTCTGGTGGTCCAACAATGAACATGTTTGGCGCGAGCATGGCAAAAGCGGCAATGACTGGACCTCAATACGTTAGAGACAACGACCCAGATGTTTTTACTGACCCAGAATCAGCCCGGGCTCGTTCGCGTCAAATGGGGTGTATTGGGATAAGCAGAAGAATATCCAAAACCGGTAGGGCGGTTTGGATGCCGTGCACAAACATGAGTGATTACGCCCGTTTAGCTGGCACAACTTCGCTTGGGCGAAGAGGACGGGCTGCGCAAGAAAGAAATGTAATCAGAACAGTTTTACGAGAAGAGCTAGGAAAACTAAAAAGAAAAAAATCAATCCAAGAAGAACTAACAGAAGATTAATTTAATCATTTACACACTTTTGTTTGCAAATAAAGTAGTTCCACTAAAAGGTGTAAATCTCTGTTACTTTATATAACTAGGGCTGGGTGCTTACCTAAGCCACGAAGTAAATAATCCAACCCTCAAACAATTCCAATAGGAGCAAAACATGTCGCAAGACAATTCAAGATTAAACGAACTGCAAGGTGCACTTCGTGGAAAGATGGCCGATAATAAGGCCATTGCGGATTCATTCCGTGTAGAAGACGGCACAGTTGTCGTCACCCCTGAGCAGAAGACAGCGTTCGACAAGAACATGTCAGACATCAAGGAAATCAAGAGCCTCATCGACGGTATGCAGACGATGAACAGCGTTGATTCATGGGCTTCACAGCCAGCTGAGAGTGTTGCAGGTTCATTCGCTGCAGCAAGTGCAGAAGTTGCACAGCTCACCAGCCGTGAAATCAAGTCAATCGGCGAAATGTTCTTGGAGTCAGCAGAATTCAAGACCCTCGCAAACGGCCGCAACGGCGCAAACATGGTTGCACCATGGCAGGTAAAGGCTTCATTCACATCTGGTTCATACAATGTGAAGGACGTTTACTCAGCACTTCCTGGCACCGACGTAACAAACAGCCGAATCGGTTCGTTTGGTTCAGTTCAGAGAGATGCAATGGTTACACAGCCAATGCGCACCAAGCGTGTTCGTGACCTGTTCCCAGTTCGCACAACAACTGCAGCAGTTATCGAATACTTCCGTCAGCTCGGCTTCACCACTCCTATCCAGGATGGTTACGGCTTTGCTGCTGGTGTTAACTCTGCATCAACAATCGCAGAGCGTAACGGTGCAAACAATGCATTCGCATTGAAGCCGCAGTCATCATTCTCATTCGTTGGTGAGCAGGCTCCTGTTCGCACATTGGCACACTGGGAAGCTGCACACCGCAACGTCCTTGCCGATGAGCCACAGCTGCGTTCAATCATCGACAACGAATTGATGTACGGCCTTCGTTTGTTGGAAGACAACCAAATCCTCAACGGCGATGGCGCTGGCGAGAACCTCTTGGGCGTTTTGAACACACCAAACATCCAGACATACGCCTGGTCAGATGGTGCAACACTTCCAGTAGCAGACACAAAGGCTGATGCAATCCGTCGTGCCGCAACACTCTCGTTCTTGGCTTACTATGAGCCATCGGGCGTTGTATTGCACCCGAACGACTGGGAAGACATCGAATTGACGAAGGACGAGCAGGGTCAATACCTCATTGCAGTTTCAGTTGCAATGGGTGGCGAGCCACGCGTTTGGAGAATGCCAGTTATCGACACTCCAGCAATGACAGAAGGAACCGGCCTCGTCGGTGCTTTCGGTACTGCTGCACAGCTGTACGACCGCGAGCAGGCTTCAATCCGAATTTCGGAACAGCACTCAGACTTCTTCGTACGCAACGCGATTGTGATTCTTGCAGAACAGAGACTTGCTCTCGCTGTTAAGCGTCCAGAAGCTTTCGTATCTATCGATTTCGACGCTCAACCAAGCTGATAAATCTTTAAAAGAAAGTCAAGAAACCCCCGGCCTAAAAACCGGGGGTTTCTTTTTTATCTATACTTGATGTGGGAGAATGTACAAATGGATGAAAACACCAAAATAGAACAACTCTTCAATGAGCTTGCAGAGATTGAAAAAAATATCTCCATCAAAGAAGATGTGTCATTTGAAGTTGATGAACCACTTTTTGACGAGTTTTACTCATCTATAGTCTTCGACTACTTGGCAGAAGAATTTGATAGCGAATTAAAAGCAGCAGATAGCCCATGCTGGCCAGGTTACAAACAGGTTGGAATGAAGCGTGGGAAAAGTGGGAAGATGGTCCCTAACTGCGTGCCAATGAATGAGAAATCAGCAAAACCAAAAATAAAAGACCCAAAAGGCGGCCTAACAGCGGCTGGACGCGCATACTTTAAAAGAACCGAAGGTTCAAATTTGAAGCCAGGAGTAAAAGGCGCTGCTGATACGCCAGAAAAGATGCGTCGTAAAGGTTCTTTCCTCACAAGATTTTTTACAAATCCATCAGGCCCAATGGTCGATGAAAAAGGTAGAGCAACACGCTTGGCTCTATCTGCTGCAGCGTGGGGTGAAAGAGTTCCAAAGAATGCAGAAGATGCAGCAAAGCTCGCTGCTAAGGGCAAGAGACTTCTTGAGAGATATCAGAATACAAAGAAGAAAGATGATTCTGAATTAGTAGAAGAAAAGCAACTTCCAGGTCAGACCATTGGCCAACAGGGCGGCGGTGGAATTGGCGCAACAGCTCAAGGCTCATTAGATGCAGTAGACCATGACGGCGACGGAATGATTAATGACGGCACTCCAGAAGAACAGCGTGCTCCATACAAGAGACAAAGCAACTCCGACTATGAAAAGCGTCGTAGAAAGTTTGTTCGTGGACAGCTTGCATCTCAAGGCATAAAGCCAAACAGAGACGTAGCTGACCGCTCACAGAAGGAAAGAGACGCTAGAGCTCGCGCACGTGCTGCTTTCGATAAGCAAACTGTTCGTGCAGGAGCTGAAGCACAAGCGCAAATTGGCAGAGCAAATACAGATGCCGCAAGAGATAGAAGAAATCAAGCTCAGAGCGACAGACTTACCGGTCAAGCACAACGCTCATCTGCTGCAGATAGAAAACCAGCAGACAGAATTGACAATTCCCCGCCAGCGCGTCGTATCGACTCAGCAGAGCGAGTTCAGGCAAATCGTGGAACTCCGCAAGCATCAGATGCCGCAACACGCCGTGGTCAAACAGATTCGAGAAGACCAACCAGTGCAGACGATAAGCGTCGTCCAGACTCAATCGACAAGGGGACTGGCAACAGGGTTGCAGGCGACCAGCCAGTAAGAGTTGGCCGCCAGGAGGCTCAAGGCACAAGAGATGCAGCGACTCGTCGTGGACAAACAGACTCAAGAAGACCAACGAGCGCCGACGACCGCAAGCGCCCAGACAGCGTTGACCGTGGAACCGGAAACCGCGTAGCAGGCGACCAGCCTGTTCGTGTTGGTCGTCAAGCCGCTCAGGGGACGAGAGATGCCGCAACTCGACGTGGACAAACAGATTCCCGCAGACCAACCAGTGCGGACGACCGTCGTGGAGCTGACAGGGCTGACCGTTCAGCCCCAAATAGAAAACCCGATTCAGCCGATAGAGCTAGTCGGTCTGAATATAAACCGGGATACATTCTGGAAGACGCTGATGGACAGTTGCAACAATACGATGGACAGACGCCAAAAGACAGAGAATACATAAGAGAACAGCGTGATGGAACACTTCAGCTGTACGGCCCTGACGAAAGAACGGGTGCAAATGACAGAAGAGGTGCTGATAGAGCCGAACGCGAAAACCGAAACAGGGCCACACCTGGAAACCGTAGAAGAGATGACATTCGCCCTATCGTAAATCCAACCATAGACCGTCCAAGAATTGGTGAATCACGAGGCAGCGAAGGACCAACAATAGACCGTCCTCGATTGCCAGGCAATCAGAATAAAAGAACATCTGGCAAAAATCGCAATATAAGAAATTTCTGATGCAACGATTTTGGTATGGGGCTACGGTCCTCAATGTTGTTGATGGCGATACTATCGACTTGATGATAGACCTCGGTTTTAGCATCCATCACAAGATACGTGTTCGTCTGTATGGAGTGAATACTCCTGAATCAAGAACCAAAGACCTTGCAGAAAAAGAGATGGGTCTTAAGGCTAAGTCTTTTACTAAAGACTGGCTAACAAACCATCAGTGGGTTTTTGTTAACACAATCCCAGACAAGAATGATAAATATGGCCGAGTTCTTGCGCGAATCTATAGCTCTGACAAAATAGATGACCCAACGACAGCATGCCTCAACAAGGACATCATTCAGTCTGGTTACGCCAGAGAGTATTACGGCGTCGGCGACAAAACATGGACTGAATTCAAGTAATGAGAGTATGGATTGACCAAGACCTATGCACTGGAGATGGTCTTTGCGCAGAGATAGCCCCAGATGTATTTCACATGATGCCGGACGGTCTTGCGTATGTGCGCGACGGGGAGAAGATTTATGCGGCCGCTGTGGGAAACCCAGAGGGAGCAGAAGGAATGGCATCTTTCGCAGACGAAAGACTGTCTGACGTAATCGAAGCTGCTGAAGAGTGCCCTGGTGAGTGCATATTCATCGAACCATAGATGGAAAATGACTATTTAATAGAAGTTAATGCCTGGAAAAATTGCAATCCAGAAGACTTGTGGATTTTCGACAAACTAATAGTTGCTAGACGGTCTGGTCATCTATGTGGCCCAATGGGTGTTCCAGTTCCAAAACGAGGCGAATATTTTGTTAGGCCTATCAGCAACATAAAAGGCATGGGGCGCAATGCACGAGTCGAGTATCTTGACGGAGATACGAGCCATCTTCACCCGGGAGAGTTCTGGTGCGAGATGTTTGAAGGTGACCATTTGAGCATTGACTACAGTGGCTACAAACCTGTTCTATCAGTTAGGGGTGAAAAAGACAAGAAACGCCCGTATCAAAGGTTCACAAGATGGGAAAAAACTGAACAAATCCATCCGCTACCAAGCTTTATCGGATATATACCACTTCGCTATAAAACGGTTAACTGCGAGTTCATCGGTGGTAAACTAATAGAAATACACCTGCGTGGGAATCCAGATTTTATGCATGGAAATAGCTCGGTAATCCCACTATGGAAGAACGAAATAGACCCAAAGCCAGAAGGCTATAGGTTTGTAAGCGACGAGGGCACTGAGCTAGAACGTATTGGGATATACGTCAAGTAGTCTAGAAGCCGAGCTTTTCCTTCTCGAACTGCTTCCATTCACGGAACGAGCCGCCGTTGCCGTAGCTGTCGTAGGACTCGACCGAGTTCATCACAAACCTGTGTGCTGACAATATTGCTGTTACTGTTAAAATTAAGACGATGTAGAACATGACGTACAGTATGGCGCGCAATCGTGTTATAAGATGTAAATATCTAAAGTATCTCTAAAATAGATGGGTCCAATCATGAATATTAATAAGAGCAAGAATTCATTGGTCATAACAATCGCTGTTGCCCTGCTGGTTGCTTTATCCTCAATCCCACTTGTTAAAAGAGCGTGGAATAAACTGAGTTTTATCAATCCTGAGATGTTCGAGTAGGGCCACCTTTTTTCTCGTACCGCTCGTAGAGATTCACCACAGCGGCATCTGGTGTACTCCCAACTCCAATCATTTCTGATTTTTCAGACATCCAAAAATCTACAGCATCACAATCGTCGCCAAATAGGTATTCTGAAATTCCTATTTCGTCAAAACTCTTAAAGTTTCCAATAGCAAACCACTCTCCGCCTTCGTACACTCCGCTGTATCTTGACTGGAAAACCGCTACTGGATATAGGTCGTATCTTGGTTCAAACATAACTTCGAAATCCATTTTGAAAGGATTGAATCTTCTCATTATTCGAACTTGGTTGTAATCATATGCCCGTCAATATGTTCTGGCGGAGGCATCTCGCGTATTACGAGCATTCTTTGAACCCATCTGTCCGTTCCGTCGTACCTCGGCTGAAAAGGCTTTCTACCATGGACAGTGCAGTCATTGTTTATTACCAGCAAATCACCAGTCTTTAGAACAACCTCTTTCGTAGAAGAATTTACCGCATCGCGCATCTCCTGGAGCGCCCTCTCTGCCTGAGAGCGAGATTCATCGCTTCCATCTCCAACGGCTTTCATAAACCACGAGTCGTAAGTTATTTTCCAGTCAGTATTCGTTTTTTCAAGTATTGGAGTAGGGATATGTACGTCTGGTTGTCCGTCAGACCTGAAACTTTGGTCAATCTGCGTTGTAAACCATTTTTTCTGAAGTATTGAAATTGCCTCATTGCTTAACTTTGGGACGATATCAAAGTCGTCGGCATAGGTTGTTGCTACAGCATCATCGCCACGAAGGCAAAGTAGCAGGACGTATGAGGGCCTGTACGGATGAAATGATGACTCCGTGTGCATCTCTAATTCAACCTTGGACGACGTAGAAATCTGTTGGTACTCAGTCTTGTGGACTGGAACGAGGTTTTGGATTAACCTTCCGTTTTGTTCTTGGACATATGAAACAGGATGACCAAGGATTGAGCCGTATTCCTTTAGAACTTTTATGCTGTCTGGGGTGACAGAGTCATCGATAACGGAAGTGGCTGGGGTTGGCGGTATTTCACCAATTCGCTGGTTCCTGTAAATCGTTATGCCCATAGAGGTTAAATTCTACCTCAATTGGAGCCCTTGGTGGGATTCGAACCCACTGTCTCCTCATTACAAGTGAGGTGCATGGCCGATTATGCTTCAAGGGCCTGGACTTTAAACCCTACTGCCTGACTATGTAATCGCCTTTTAGGTTTCCACCGTAAGCATCAAAGAGTTCTTTTGAAATAGTAGGAACACCCTTATCACCCTTATCGAACATCATTAAAGAAGCACCAGCCTTGGAGTAACCATTTTTCTTTTCTTTATCAACGCCCCAAAGCCTATCTTTCCACGCATCCTCGCCGTACTCTTTAACGCCCGCTTCCCACTCTGGGGTTACTGGGTCGGCATACTTGGCGAATGACCTAAAGAGCCATTTCTCTCCTTTGCCAGTTGCACAAACGGAATGAAAGTATGGGCGACCATCTCCGGGAAAGAGGGGGTTGCCTGATGGGAAAACAAGGATGTCTCCTGCTTTTGGTTTGTACTTTATAGCCTTTCCATCAGCCCAGAATTCAATTTCCCCACCCTCGTAATCATCATTTGGGTAGGTACACGATGTAATCATGAACTTCTCTCCAGGAAAACTTACTGTTTCTGGTATGAAATCAACGTGATAGCTCATGGCTTTAGGGTTATCGGCACTTTCGTCAGATGAATATTCGTGGTATGTGCATGGACCAGGCATTGTGAGTATTGGCAACTCATCTCCCGTATTGGGGTCTGATATCCCGTTCACCCTCTGATAGTGACGCATCGCCTCATGAATTGCAGTTGTCGTTTCACGATAGCAACGTCTCTCAAAGTTTGAAATCTCTTGGTCGCCATTGCCTTCCTTAATCAACGCCATCGAACCGAAACTGTACCAAGGGGTCCATTTGTCATAGAAGTTCTCATCAGAGTTTCTTTGCTTACTCTCTCTAAGAGAGCGATAGATTTCTTCGTGATTGGGAAGAAGTTTGTTGTAGACAAAGATGAAGTCATGAATCTCTTCGTATTCAAAGTTCATCGAATCAATCTTTGCGCTCTCGTTGTGCTCCATGCTTAAAATTTAGCATGCACAAAGTGGAGGAATGGGAGGGATTTGAACCCCCGGTCCGCGCAAACGGACTCCTGTTTTCAAGACAGGTGCAATAAGCCTCTCTGCCACCATTCCGGATGGTGCTTGCTAGACGCTCTGACTGCGCACCGGCAGAAATGATAATGACGCCCTCTAGCAAAAGGCCATTATCAGTATAGTGGCTGGCAAGGTAGGGCTCGAACCTACAGGGTTGTTTTTCTTGTGAATGTCCTAACCCGATGACAATTTGAGCAAACAACTTCGCATTTTTCAATTTCTTTAATTAGTTTTTGTCTTGCGCATTGATTTACTAAAACAGAAATGTTTGCTGTTTTACCCTCTTTTACGTGGTCAAAGTCCATAACATACCCAGGAAAACTCTTTCCACAATCAGCGCAGGGTGTGGCCTCTTTTATTTCGGTAACTAGACGTTGTAGTTCTTTTCTTTCTTTTTTATTTCGTGCATAAACAATTTTGGAATGAGATTCACGGTTTTTTGAATATCTTTCTCGTGATTTTTTATTGTCACACGGCTTGCAATACGGCTGTCTGCGTTCTCCGCCCTTTTTATTGAAAGCATCTAAATTTTTGAGTTCCCCACATGATGAACATATTTTCATACTGTTAATTATAGCATACGGATTAACAGTCCCTTGCTCTGCCGACTGAGCTACTTGCCACTGTGCGCGTCGGGTAGGACTCGAACCTACAGTCTACAGATTAGAAGTCTGTTGCCTTATCCATTTGGCCACCGACGCAATTTTATTTATTTCGCCTAATCCTAGCCGTTATCTTGATGCACTCTTTACACGACCTATCTATCTTTCCATTTTTTCTATGTTGTATTCTTACGCCAACAACACTAAATTCATGACCTCGCCTACAGTGTGTTCTTTCCCTATTGGTCCAGCCATGTCTATCACTTTCAAACATATCTTTCATGTTGTCGGAGTTAGACCCAAGAACTAAATGCTCTGGATTTACGCAAGGTGGGTTGTTGCATTTATGACAAACAATTTGTCCATCTGGTATTTTGCCTTTATGAAAAAGATAGCTTGATACATGTGCCCCAATCGCGGGTTTTTTTGTGTAGTAGCAAAAAGAGCCATAATTTTTGCTTGTTCTTCCACCACTCCAAATCCAGCAATCTGGAAACTGTTCATTACCAGACTTATCAACCTTCTGAAAAAATCTTTCGATTAGTGGCATGTGCTTAGCCATTTTCCCTCTTTCTATCTCTGACTCTTTTGCACTCTAAACAAAGCTTGTATGTGTTTCCATTTTTTTTAGTCACTGGTATCCAATCGGATACGGTTAGGTCGTGCCCACGTCTGCAGTGATTTGGCTTTTTAGGCTCTATTCCTTGCTTCCTTAATTTTCTTACCCTGCCATCTTTCTTGTATTTTTTAATACATTCCCTACAGTTCTTTGCCGGTAAACCCGTTCTTCTACTTGGTCGCCATATTGTGTTTTCTTCATTAAATGGATGCCCATGTTTGCAGTGAGTTTTCCTGCTCTCTTTGTTGTTTCCGTGCGTAACAGAATAACGCTGATTATAAGAACGAGACTTGGCTTCTAGATGGTCTGGCCGAACACATGGAGGATGGTTGCATTTATGACAAACTTCAAGCCCCTTTGGGACTCGTTTCCCATTAGCCTTTTGCCAGCTATATACGTGGGCACCAAGTTTTTTATTTACTCCATCTTGTTTGCATACAAAATGACCGTAATCTTTTACTGTATGCGCAGTCCATTCCCAGCAGTCTGGATAATCTGGATTTGGTCCAGATTTATCTACTTTTTCCCAAAAACGTTCTTCTTCTGGTATTGGTTTTCTTCCTGCCATGCCCTTACTTTATCGGACAAGCACCTGTTGCGCAATTGTCAAGGTCCAAATCTCCCATAAAAGTTACATCTTGCAATGGAGCAGAAAAATCAACCTTGGCGAGCATCTTGTTGTACTCCTCCTTGGTGATTTCTTCATATGGAGGCAGGGCGAAGTTGTGGTCTACGTGTAGCAAGAACGAAACTGACTTAACGCTCTTGTCGTAGTTCTTTGAAAGCCATTCCTGGATTTCTCCAAGCTCTTCCTTGCGGTAGTAGACAGTAACCGACACGGCATTATCTGCCCATTCGGTTTGCATCTTCTTTACCCATTCAAGCTGTTGCACAGCAGTCATTGCTGCAGCAAGTGTTGAGCCCTCTGGTGACATGCATGGGAAATCCACGACATATCGGGTGTGGTCTTCTCTGCCATCGATTCCAATATCCCACTGAATCTTGTATCCACGCTTGCGGCAAGCCTCAACGAGTGGGTCAGACGAACCGAAGCGAACACGTCTTACATAGAACGGAGCAAATGCAGGATGAATACCTGGTGTCACGCCTGGAAGCAGTGAAAGCGTTCCTGATGGCTGGACCGTTGTCAAGCGAACTGATGCTGGCCATCCACGCTCTGCAGAATACTGCTTGTCAAATTCCTGGAGGTACTCATAAGCAGGCGAGAGCCACGAAACTTGTTCCTCTGAGCACTGAAGGATTCCAGTAACAGACTGTCCAAGTCGTGCATTCTTACTCACGATGTTTGTTGTTTTTTCGTATGGATAAGCCATGCGAGTAATTTGCTTTTGCGTCTTGTAGAGCAAGCGTGAGATTTCTTTGAATTGCTCAAGTGACTCAACGTTTGGCAAGAATATTGTTGCCAAGTTGCACGACTCTCCGTCGGCGAGAGCGATTTCGGCGCAAGGGTTGAAGCCTTCAATTGAATTGTCAGCTTTAGCCTCGCCAAGACGACCAAACTTTCTTGCAAGACGACGATTCAATAGACCGTAAGGCTCGCCAGTTCCGTCGTAACCCTTCCACAGCTCAGACATGATTTCGTCGTAGTGGTCAGCGTAAATGGAGTTGTTTGAATTCGCTCTCCATGCAGGAACATTGCCTGACGACCAGTTCTTGGCACGAAGGAATAGAACATCGTCCGGGTCGCCCATTGCAATCTGCGCTGAACGACGTGAGGAACCAGAAACAACGATGCGACCAATGATGTTGCAAATGTCAAGCACATCAATTGAGCGGAGCTTCTTGCCCTCACGGTTCTGCATTACTTTGCAAATATCTGCGATTCCATCAATTAGCGCGCCAGGACCCGATGCGGTACCACCGAACGTCTTCAATGGAGCACCGTACTCACGAATGAGAATTGTTGAGTAAGAGAATGACTTTCCTGTATCGAAATAAGACTTCAACACTGCATGGAGAAGACGCTTCCAACCTTGACGCGAATCAGGGACAATGATGTCTGCATCGTTGGAACGTTCGTGCGTAATCGTTACGCCTGACTTCACCTTTGGCAAGTCGTGAATCTTGGAGCGCTCAACGGAGAAACCAACACCGCCTCCGAGCATTAGGTATTCGAACAAAAGCTCAAAGTCTTCAATCTTTTCAATGTTCGTGAAGTAACAGTTGTTCAGTGATGTTGCGTTGAACTTCTGAACAAGCGGTGTTCCAAGCTGCCAGAGTGAACGGCCAGAGAAAGAACAACGAAGATTAAAGCAGTGGTCAAACAGCGCTTCTGCTTCTTCTTTTGTGTACTCAACTCCCACTTCCATTGCGCCATTGATGACACGCTGCAATGTTTCTGGCCAAGTCTCGTTGTTGCCATCTTCTTTCTTGCGACTATAAGTACGAAGAAATACAATTTCCCCCATACCGTTAAAGCCCCAAGGAGCCTGTTTTAGAGAATACGAATCCACGAATGATTGGTCAAGCGAAGTCATGATTTTTTCCTGTTGTGATAGTGATTTGAGTAGGTATCGATTTTAACTTAACCGAGAATACTGAAAGGGTCTAAAGTCGTAGTAACTTTGCTCTTAGTTTGTCCAGCTTTTAATTAACCCAAGTCTTTCGGCTTCGGCATATGGTATCTGTTTGCCCTTCTTGTGCAACAGAACTTTTGTTTTTATCGAAGGTGTTATTTGTCTCTCTTCGTGTATGTCTTCCTCAACTAAAAAAGTTTGAACAGCTTTAAGTGAGTCAATCAATCCAAATCCAGCTATTCTCGTGTGGGAAGAGTTATCCCCAGCACAATCCCCAGTTGGGTGACCACAAACGAGGCACGGAGTCCTGTCGGCTGGCAGGATTGTGACGTTGTCGAACAAGTTTCGCGAACGACCATACATGTCGTCATATGAGTTATCGTAAAATGGCATTTGTAATAATTATACTTTAATAAAATTCCTGTATATGAAATCCATTCGAATTAATAAGACCTATCAGCTCCTCGTACGCTTCGTCCGGCAGGTCATCTACGACCTTGTTCTTCAAAGCTCGCCTCATGGACTGGGGGTACTTGGAGTTCCTGAAGTTCTTCCCACCGCCATTTGTGTAGATAAGGGTGTCGAACCACTTCAGCGTTCTGCCTAGCTCGTAGGCATAAGGAACAGCAATAATCGTTGTCACAAAACCACCGTCAGAAACAGCCTTTTCATCCAAAGTTACGTTCGTTACCGTAATGCACTCTTTTACCGGTTTTGAGGCATCAAGAAATGCGTCAGACAGGGATAGCCCCTCTGTCTCGGTCATGTTCGCAGAGCAGTAGCCCTCGGCAACCATTGTTATAGATGAGACGCCCCAGTATCGCCTCAGAACCGCACACAGCTCCGTACAGCGCGCTAAACGCTCTTCTGGGTCTATCTTCATCATATCCTGCCTCATCTGGCAGACAATGGCTAATCTGTCCTCTTCCCACCCAAAGAAATTAATTGATAAATCCTCACCAATTCCAAATTCTTTTACACTCGTAGATTTTGCTAATTGGGCGGCAGTTATGGCAAGCGCAATTTTACTATAATCGTTGTCATAAGAGCCTTCCACGCCAACAGCCTAGGTCCAACCCTGCTATCAACAGGGGAGGTGGTTCCGCCACGGGGATGAATGGTTTGATAAAGTCAAGGACATGGCAACAGCAAAGAAAAAGACAACATCAAAGAAGGCTCCTGCTAAGAAGGCGCCAGCAAAAAAGGCTCCTGCGAAAAAGGCTGCTCCAAAAAGCACTTTTGCAAAAGCAGAAGACTTCATTGAAGAAATTGCAGCGAAGCAAGTAGCAGAGCATGCAGACAAAATTGAGAAGTTAATCGACAGCATTCCAGCGCAAGTATCAGTTGATGCTCGCGGTGTGAAAAAGTGGCTGCGAAAGCTTTTCAGACGTCTCTCAAAGTAATTTCTTCTTCCACCATAATGGTGGGTTGTGACAACTGAACATCGCAAAGCACCACGCCAAGAAGTGGTCCAAATCACCCGTGAAGGTGCTTGGGGAAAAGTTGAATATCGACACTTGCTTTCCTGTGGACACACAGAAACTCGTGCGCGTGCTGCATCGACCCCAAAATTAGCCTGTGCATGGTGTCTCCGTGCTGTCGAAAAAGATGGCGAGATGAAGGCTCTGACTGCTGGAGCGGTTCCGGCAAACATTGATGACAATGTAAAATTTGTTGAAGAAGAAATCGACATAAGCAAAATGAAAGCTGCAATTGCTTCAAAGTTTAAAATTCCGCTAGAAGCAATCGACATTGTCGCAACAGATATTTCAGGAAATCTTGTAGTAAAACATGCCCTGGTATTTCTTTCCTCATCCGACGTCGCTAGGATAACCAAACCTAATCCGACGTAAGGAGTTAAATTGCTGCAAAACTACGACGCGCCACCAGCAGTTGGTAATTGCAAAGGACACGATGTCGACAAGTGGTTCCCAATAATTGAAAAGGGTTTACCGAGGGAACAGTGGCTTAAATTTAGGTCTGATATAAAAGAAGCTATTGAGCTTTGTAATTCGTGTGCATCTAAAGAACATTGTCTTGAGTACTCCCTTCGCCATGAACCTATTGGTATATGGGGAGGAAAAACAGAGGCTGAACGAGCAATGATGAGGAGCGACAGGGGGATTCTTTTGTCACGAGAAGCAAGAATTTTCCTTCCTGGAATCGGAAGAAGAAATGCTAATGGATTTGCATATAAGGGTAATTACCGTCTCAAGGATGCAGCAATAAAGAAAGCTATCCAGGAAGCACAGTGACGAATCCAGGACCAATCGTCCAAAACTTTCTTGACAGACTTGATGGAGTCAGGCAAAGTGGTGGCAACTTCATGGCTCGCTGCCCTTGTAGAAACGACGACAACAACCCATCTCTTTCAGTCAGTGAGGGCACAGATGGTCGCGTTTTAGTTCATTGCCACAGAGGCAATGGGTGTGATGCTTCGGAAATATGCGCCTCAGTTGGTTTGACCATTTCTGACATAATGCCGCAAAATGGCACAAGTACAATTTACGAAAAGCCGATTGTTAAAAAAGAAAAACAGCAAACGTTAAAGCAGCCACCAAAGCCGATTGTCAAAGAGGAGCTCAAGTTTGTTTGCTCTTATGATTACATCGATGAATCTGGTGAGTTGCTGTTTCAAAAAGTCAGATACACCAATCAAGATGGTGTTAAGACTTTTCGACAGAGAAAACCAGTTGAGAATGGTGGGTGGTCATACTCGCTTTCAGAGGTTCCAAAAATTCTCTACAATCTCCCAGCTGTTATTGCTGCAAAAGAGTCTGGAACACCAGTTTGGGTAGTCGAGGGAGAGAAAGATGCAGATACCCTTATTGCGTTGGGGTATGTTGCAACAACAATGCCTGGCGGAGCTGGACACTGGCTCGACATCCACACAGAAGCGCTTGCAGGAGCAGTTGTCGACATTGTTGCAGATAATGATGCCCCTGGAAGAGAGCACGCTTCAAAGCTGTTAAAAGTTCTGACCGATGCAGGTTGCGATGCACAAGCATGGATTTGTCCAGATGTAAAAGACATTACAGACCATTTATCCTCAGGTGGCACATTTGAGACACTTGTAGCGTTTTCACCGTCTGAAGAAAACGAATCAGAGCATGTCGAAAATATTGACATTGAGTCACAAGAAGAGAGTGAGCCAATTGAAGAAAAGAAAGAATCTGTTTTTGATTCTGCCCTCTTAAAGATTCAAGAGCTATTTGGCAGAGAAGACCTAAGCCCTGGTCAAATGGTTTCAAAAATGTCGATGATTCTTTCAGCGACTACGTCAAAGCAGATTACTGACCCAGGTCGCCTCGTTCAATGGAACGACTTCATCGCAGAGCAAGTTGATGAGTCATATGACTGGGTAATCCCAGGGCTTCTTGAGCGTGGAGAAAGAGTAATCGTTGTTGCCGCTGAAGGCGTTGGAAAGACGATGCTTGCGCGACAGGTTGCACTTTGTGCAGCTGCTGGTATACATCCGTTTACGTACGGACAGATGAAACCAGTTGTGACATTGACGGTCGACCTTGAAAACCCTGAACGGATTATTAGAAGAGCGTCTTCTGCAATCCTCACGCAAGCAATGCGTCGTGGACATGTTGCCAGGGTTTATGGAGAAGTGCTGACAAAGCCATCTGGCATGGACCTCCTGAAACCAGAAGACAGACTCATTCTTGAGGAAGCGATTGAGCGAGTCAAGCCGGATATCTTAGTGATGGGTCCGTTGTATAAAGCATTCGTCGACCCAGGTGGCAGAACGTCAGAGGCGATTGCCGTAGAGGTCGCAAAGTACCTAGACACAATTAGAACCGTTTACGGATGCGCGCTTTGGCTTGAACACCACGCTCCGCTTGGGACGACCTTGAACACAAGAGAATTGCGCCCTTTTGGTTCTGCTGTATGGTCGCGGTGGCCAGAGTTTGGTATCTCCCTCCAGCCAGACCCAACAGCTAACGAACCATATGTTTACGACGTTCGACACTTTAGAGGTGCACGCGACCAGCGTCAGTGGCCGTTGAAAATCAAGCGAGGCAAGGTATTCCCGTTCGAAGTGATTGAGTTCATGAAAGTTGATAAATAAGTCACTAAGATGGGTTAATGAGCGAAGACAAAAGCAATAAAATTGCTACGCGCGAGTTTCTTGGTGAAAGAGACATGCGAATATTCAAACTTCGCCAAGCTGGAACCTCAACGTCTGAGATAGCAAGGCGTTTTGGAATGACAACAAGCGCTGTATCAAAAGCCATTTCCCGTCAGTTAGAAAAAATGAACCGTGAAACGCTCATGGCTTATCCAGAAGTACTTCGTCTTGAACTTGAAAGATTGGACAGTCTTCAGCAGGCAATCTGGCCACTGACTCAGCATAGAAGACAGGTTATGGATGATGGAACCGAGGTTGCTGTTGAACCAGACCTCAAAGCGATTCAACAGGTTCTTTCAATAATGGATAGGAGAACAAAACTCCTCGGTATGGACCAAACGAACATCAGCGTTCAAATGGATGTTGGGAATAAAACCAGCGAGACAATAAAAGCCACACTTGCCGGTTCTGAACAGCTGAAACAGATAGGCAATACTTTTGACCCTGAAGCTGAAGCAAGGCAGCTTCTGCAACTGATGGGAATGTCAGGAGTTCTACCAGAAAGCGCAGTCAGACAAATGCTTGGTGAAGCTGACATTGTTGACGCTGAGATAGTATCTGAAGAACAAGAAGCAAACGAAGAGGAAACAAATGAGTGACAGCAATCTTGAAGCCGCAATGAAGGCCGTCGCTGATTCGACAGACCTGTCAGTACGACCCATAGAAAAAGAAGATGAAGGTCCAACGAATACATCAGTTCTAATTAGAACAACAGATGAGGTCCGGGAGCGCTGGAGACAGGCCGCCGCTGTTGAAGGGAAAACAATGTCGGCGTGGATACGAGACGTTTTAAACGCAAAGGCAAAGACGCTCCTTGAATGTGAGCACCCCTCAGTTAGGCGCTATCCATGGTCGGTTACTTGTCTTAAATGTGGTCAAAGACTGCAATAAACACTTAACACCAATCCGCTTTTTTATCGCGTATTATTTTAAGCGGAGAAACCAATGGCGAGTAGACAAGATAAATCAACAAACTACGGCCCTGAGTGGGTTGAGCTTGCCGTCGGCGAATTTTTGGCTGGTGTGGATTCAGAATTCATGGAAAAGTCCGCCAAGAATTCATACACAAAGCCAGAATTAAGGGAGAGAATTAAATCTCGTATCCTCGCCGGTTCAGAAGGTGGTCGGCCTGGTCAGTGGTCTGCTCGAAAGGCTCAGCTTCTTGCCGTGCGTTACAGAAAAGCCGGTGGCGGATACCGTGGTGGATTGAGTAAAACTCAGCAGTCCTTGAAGAAGTGGACAAAGGAAAAGTGGACAACTAGCGATGGCAAACCAGCGAACCGACCAGACGGGATGCGTAGGTACCTTCCTGCAGCAGCATGGGAAAAACTAACCCCAGCACAAAAAGCCGCAACAAATAGAAAAAAAATCGCAGGAAGCAAAAAGGGTAATCAGTTCGTTCCGAACACAATGCGAGCGGCAAAAGCTGGAAGAAGCGCGAGAAAGTCCAGATAGAAATGCCAAGATTTGATGAAGAAGATGACGAACTTGTTGGACTGATAAAACAGTACGAAAAATACGTCATCTCCAAGCAAGGTGAAGTTGAAGACTTTGATGAATGGCTAGAATCCCAATATGGCAAATCAAAGTCAAAAGTCATGAAGCCCTCAAAAAAGGGTAGAGGCTCAATGAAGAGTGGCAGCATTGAGTACCCCTGAAGAACCTCCGCCCCTTGTTCTGAGATTTAAAACTGGTGAACTAGTTTATGATGTTCAGCCCCCGGAAGTCAGCAAAGACTCCCAGGAGCAGGAACAGAACTAACGACCTTTTTTACTAAGAGATTTGAATTCTTCTTCAAAAATCTTGTTGTACTCATCCTGGTGGCGATGCTGAAGAACAAGATGAGCCCGCCTGCGAGCTTCTTGTCGAACAGAGTTCATTTGCTTTCGCAGGACTTTTTCTTCCTCGTTCAGTTTTGGACGACCACGCCCAAGCCCGCTGTTCTTTAGTTTATTGTATTCAGACATTAGTAATAACTCCTTTATGTCCGTCTATTTATAGGTTGACTCAGATATTAATAACTAAAAAATGCTTTGACAACCTCTGGTTTAATATTTTTTATGTTTATACTTAACCCATGGATTCCATAGAAACTCACCTTCATAGACTTTCAAAGCAATTAGTCAAAGACCCTAAGTCTTCGGTTCCAGTGGCGGAGGTCATAGACATGCTCTTGGATGCCAGAAACTATGTCGACGCTTACGCCCTTCCTTTTGACGGCGATGAGCTGACAAAGATATTGCATGGCTTAAAAAAGATATAAAAAAACCCTCGTCTTCGCGTCTCTGCACGAAATTAACGAGGGTTTTGTTTATTTAAACAGCAATAATCAGAATGGTTCTGATTCACCATCTACGCCAACGCCTACTGGCTGGCGATTTGATGCTGCTGGCTTTGAGCGGCGCTGTGCCGGAGCGGATGAACCGCCCTGCGCTTGACCACCGTCCTGCTTGGTGCGACGGACAACGGTTTCAACACTGCGAGTGTTAATTGCAATTTCGTCTGCAATAACTTCGACTGTTGAACGCTTTTGACCTGTCTCTTTGTCGTCCCATGAGCGCTGTTCAAGGCGTCCTGTTACGATTACACCAATTCCCTTTTCCAGTGTCTTTGCAGCATTCTCAGCTGTGTAGCGCCATGCGACGATGTTGAAAAAGGAAACCTTTTCCTGCTTTTCGCCTGCCTGGTCGTACCAAACATAGTTTGCGGCTACTGAAAATGACAGGCGTGCCTGTCCGTTTGATGTGAAGGTGAGTTCTGGTTCCGCCGTAACGTTACCGATAATCACCGTTGGTGCCGGGTTCATTTCTTCTCCTTGGTTTACGTATGCCGATGTCGGATGACTTCAGCGAGTGCAACTTTATCACCTCAGATGATAGGATGCAACACATGACAACAACAAAAGATGAAGCCCGTCTGAACCTTATTGAACACATCGCAGGAGTTCTTTTGTACTTCTACATAGACGAAGACATGAGCGAGGAAGAGATTGATGACGCATCAAATGACTGCGGTGATATTGCCAGTGTTCTTGTTCAATCAATGAATCTTGATATTCACGATATTGAGTCAGAAAATTCATTCAAAACCTCAGTAAATCTAAAAGATTTTGAAAAATTTATGACAAGCCTTCAAGACCGTACGGTTATTGGGGATTAGGACCAAACGTCAAGGGTTAAACAATCGCTGAAGTTGCAATTACCTAATAATTTGGTAATATTGAAGTACCCGATACTGACATAGGCAGGTTAGTTACTACAACCTGTTGCCCTATCCGCCGAGTTCAGGAGAAAAACATTGAAGCAAATCACAGGATGGTCTATTTCTATACTTTTTGGAGCCCTTGGGATTTCAATCCCAGGTGGGACAAAGGCGGAGGTAGCCATGCTGGCGCCCCCTCCAGCTGTCTTTGTGGTTTCACCAGACAGGATGGAAGAGGCCAAAAATAAGCAGGTTTTATTGGATAATTACTCCTTCGGAGAGAAGAGTGAGCGAGTCAAAAATCTGCAAAGAACGATTGGAAGCGTCAGGGTTGACGGTGACTACGGCTCTATCACCCGTCGGAGACATATCGAGAAGCTTCAATCGCTAAATCTTCCTGTGAGCAATGTTCCAGAACCTCCAATGAGCGCTATTTACAACATTCCTGCAGACCAGTCAAAACGCTGCCCGATGTGGGAGCCCCTGTTTAAGGAAGTTGGGCTTCTTCCAGTTGAGGTTTTTTCATATATTGCATGGCGCGAAAGTGGATGTAACCCAGCCGCACAAAATGCGAAGTGGGATGCCAACGGGAACATGACTTACGCCTTGAACAAAGACAAGTCGTACGATACAGGCCTTCTGCAAATTAACTCATCGTGGAAATCCAGGGTCGCCGATGTTTGCGGTGAGGATGCCGTAAAGAATCGCATGAGCGGTCTAAAAGACGTTAACTGCAACGTCAAATTTGCAAAATGGATTATGGACAACTCTGCGGGAAAACTCGGAAACTGGCGAGTATATAAGAACTAGGGTTGCAAATAAGTTTTAATGCTGGCATGATTAATTCATGGTCGCAGAGTTCGATATCCCAGCACGAAAATTTGATTTCAAGAAAGACCTAGCTTATGGGCAACAAGGTGAATCACTCGTATCGACGTTCCTGGATGACCTTTCGGACGGCTCATTTGAGGTAAAGAGCGATAGATACCGCAACGGGAGAATGGTCGTTGAAACAGACCAAAATCCACGCGGATACAGAGACTCAAACGGTGTGCAGGTCTGGAATAAGAGCGGCATAAATATAACAACCGCTAAATGGTGGGTTTATATTTTCTCACCAGAAGGGGCTTTCATTGTCGTTTCTGTGGCTCGCCTTAAAAGATATTTACGAGCATTCCCGGAAAGATTCAATGGTTCGAATAAGATAAACCTAGGTGGAGCTGACAATCCAGCAAAAGGTTTTCTCCTCATGCCTGAAGATGTCCAAGACATGATGATTAACCCGAGATACGACGAACAAGGATAGAAAAGTGTCCGCAGAAGAAGACCAGCTCGACATTATCGAAGAACTTAGAAAAAGCCCAAGCCCATTTGCGCAGACGGTCATAAATGAAATAAAAGCGTTGCGCGATAATAACGTTCTAATTCGCTTGGATAGGGATAACTGGAGAAATGACTATCAAAAAGAACGCGATTTAGCAGACGAGCTTTATGACGTGGTCATGATGGAGCACTCTGAACCAAATTACGCGGAAAAATATGCTTCTGCCGTGACGAACCATAGGACCAGAAGGCGTGGATGAGATGCGTAAATGGGTTAGAAAGTTTGTAAACATTGAAAGACCAGGACTTACAAATGGAACTGACTCATTTGTGGAGTGGTACGAAGATTTAGAAGAAGAAGAAACACCTATTCAAGGAGAAGATAGTGAAAAATAAAATAGCGATACTTATTGCATCATTGACAATCTTGGCTGGATGCGGAAAAGAAACAATCAGAGAAGTTCTCGTAACGACTCCTCCAACTGAAGCGCCAGCTGCTCCAGAAGCAAATAAGTTTGACCAATATCTAGACATGCTTTATAACGAATCTGCCCAAGCTCGCTCTTGGACAGAGGCTGACTTGCTGGAACTTGGCACAACCGTATGCCAAGTATTTGACCAAGGCGGAACAATTGATGGCCTGATTGCGGTATTCAATGAAAGCTCCACGGGGAATTACGATGATGAACTTTATTCAGCAGTAATTGCTGGTTCGGTGATTTTTCTTTGTCCAGAATGGGCAAATTATGTTAAGGAACAACTTAGCTAATGATTTTTACAGGTCGAATACAGGGGTTAGTGCAATGATGCTCGCCCCTGTATCGGCCCACTCTTATAAGGTGTAGAAACCGTAGCTGTCCACGTTGGTTCAACTCCAACCAGGGGCACGATGGTTATCTTTAACTGCTATTGTTTTCTTATGAACCAATACATGGGTGTTAGTAGCCAAGAGAAATTTGCGCTTGAAATGAGCGGTTACAAGACAGATGGATTCTACGTTGAGCTTGGTGCATTTCACTCAAAAGAAGGCAGCAATACATATCATCTTGAAAAAGATTTCGGCTGGTCGGGTGTTTCTTTCGAGATAGTTGAAGAAAAAAAACAAGAGTTTATAAGTAATCGAAAAAATCCTTGCTTCGGGGACGCACTGCAGTTTGACTATTTGTCATACTTTGAGATAAATCAATTTCCCAAACAAATTGACTATCTCCAAGTCGATATTGACGCAGGCTACGACGAGAACATCAAACCATTGACTCCTTACACAACCCTTATGGGCTTAATTACCGTCCCACTGACTCAATACAGATTTAACGTAATCGTCTTTGAGCACGATGTGAACATGTATTGGAGAATGAAATCCACCAGGGATGCCCAGAGAGAGATTCTTGATGGACTTGGATACACATTGATTTGGAAGGAAGAACACGAAGACTGGTGGATTGACTGCAATGCTGTTGACCACCAACTTGCTCGACGCTACTTCTACGAAAACTAATCTAATGTTTGACACCCTGATGAGGACGAATTTCGTCAATAACGAAACCCTCGTTAAACTCCAAGAGTATTGCGGCAGGTCTGAGTTTTATATAAACGAGTCTTATGGTGGACTACCAATCGACCAAGCCACCGGAATTGACGGAATCACTGATAAGCAGATTGAAGAGCTTGGACTCCCTGCTGTCCCAAGTGAGGTTCTCCGTTCTCACCGTTCTTCAGACATGAGTGACGAGATTAGAACAATCGCCTCGGAAATAAATAAAATGTGTGAACAGATAATCCTTGAAAAATACGACAAAAAGATGACGTACATGCAGGGCGGGGATTTTGTCAGGTATGGGGTTGGACAGTCGCTTCCATACCATCAAGATTGGTCCGTTTCCGAATGGGTGCTAAAGCACAATCTTCCAACCGTCCACCTTTCCTCTGTTTTCTACATAAACGATGACTACTCTGGCGGGGAGCTGCTCTTTTCATCGTCAAGACTCAATGGATACGAACACGATGTCGTGTCTCTGAAACCACAGGCTGGAACTATCGTCTTTTTCGATGCACTTCAGTGGCATGCCTCGGCTCCGGTAACAAGCGGTTTCAAGTATGCCAGCACTAATTTTTACACCCTAGAAAACATGTAAAACTGTTACCATTGTTAGACCATGACAGTCACGCGCGAGACCTATAAAGAATTTATTGGAAGAGTTAATTATGGCGATATTGAGCCAATTATTAATGCCCCAGAGACCGACTTTGAAGCAGTCGACCACATAGTCAAGAACGATAGTGACGTTATATTCACTTGGGACTACACGCTTGTTAGACCGCAGCTTCGCAAGCTTTATGAGAAGGCGAAGAATAATCAGTGGAATGGCGAAACAGCACTTGATTGGTCAACCGAGGTTGATGTTGAGCGTTCAGTCATGGAGGATTACGCCAACTTTGGTTCTACGCGAGAAATGTCAATCTACGACGGCAGCCCGATTGAGCGCTGGGGCGATAAAGAGTGGCTTGAATTCGGGGTCAATAGCCGACGTTGGTTGATTTCGCAGTTCATACACGGAGAGCAAGCTGCACTGATGTGTTCAGCAAAACTTACACAGACATGTCCGTGGTATGACGGAAAGCTGTACGCCTCTACCCAGGTAATGGACGAAGCTCGTCACGTAGAAGTGTTCGCGAAGTACGCAAAAGAGAAGCTCGGCGGAACCCTCCCGTTCAATTGGCACATTCAAAGTCTTGTTGATGACACAATCGCCGACAACCGCTGGGACATGACATATCTTGGCATGCAAATCATGGTTGAGGGCTTAGGACTTGCATCAATGGCCTACATGCGCGAGTTGACGAACGAGCCGCTTCTAAAACAGTTGCTCCGAAACGTAATGGCAGACGAAGCTCGCCATATATCTTTCGGAGTGCTTTCACTAAAAGAGATTTACGCAGAAATGAGCGACTCGGAAATCATGGAGCGCCAGCAATTTGCATATGAAGCAAGCATCAAACTCGGCGAGCGCATGCTTCAGCAGGAAGTATATGAAAAAATGGGTGTGAAGACAAAAGATATTGCTCCGTACCTGTTGAAAGACCCTGCTCAGGCCTGGATTCGAAAAATGCTGGCTGCAAAAATAGTTCCCAACGTCAGCAAGCTTGGTTTGCTTGACCGAAATGGGGCATGGTTGCGTAGAAAATTTGAAGAAATGGGCACAATCGAGTTTGAAACACTCGGTGATTCAGATGAAGAGTTTGCGGCGTTCGTACATAGCTACTGAATGAAAACACCAGAAGATTTTTCAATAAATCTGGCTTATTCTTACGAGAAGCCAGAGGATTTAGCTCGCTATTACGACGACTCGGCCAATCAGTACGACGACTATGTCAATCAGGTAAAGTATGTCCTGCACTTAAAGGTCGCAGCTGAATATGTAATGAATGTTTCAAGCTGGGGTAGGGTGCTTGATATTGGATGTGGGACTGGGTGTCTTGGGCAAGCTATTTCAAACATACTTCCATCAATGCAAATCGACGGTGTGGACATTTCCCAAGAGATGCTGAATATAGCAAAAGAAAAACAGAACTCGGTTCTCAATAGACCAAGTTATAAAAATTTGTTTTTACATGATGTAACAAGGGACGTTTCTTTCACAAGTACACGATATGATGCATTGGTCAGCTCTGGTGTTTTTACGCTTGGCCATTTGATGCCGGAGCACCTCGAATCACTCCTTGTCCTGCTTCATTGTCGCGGGGTTTTTACGACAAGCATAAAAAGCGACCATTTTGAAAAACAAGCATTTTTAGAAAAACTTAATGAGCTATTAGGAAAAAAAATTATTTCTAAACCAAAAATTTTTGAGGTAAATTCATATGATTCCGGGTATGATTCAAAGTCCATGATTGTCACATTCAGGAAGATGTAATGGCTAATGGATAGATTTATTCGTTGTCAGGCAACAACAAAAAGCGGGGAGCAATGTAAAACTGGCGCAATGTCTCTTACTCCGTTTTGTGGAATGCATCAGGGTTCAGAACACCCTCATGTCAAAAAATTAAAAAAAGAAAAGAAGCACACAAAGAGCCTCTAGCTAGGTAAAGAAAGGGAAAAGTTGAAATGAGTATTCATAAGCGCGTAGGTAAACGCGGAACTTCCTATCAAGTGAAATATCGCGATGCGAGTGGAAAGCAAATCGCCAAAACTTTTCGAACCAAAAAAGAAGCAAGCTTATTTGAGGCTTTGCAGCAGAATGAAAAAAATAAAAACCGCATTTCCTCATTGGGCGATTACTCAAACTACGGCGCAATGGCAGGGCTGTATGAACGAGAAAAAAAGTTTAAACACGCTGGGAATCTTCGCCCGACCGACCGACCGCAACCAGCGTACCTGCAATGGCAGCATAACAATGAACGATGTGACCGAAATGCTCCGTTACTGGAAGGCTCAGAAGGTTTAGACGCACTGTGGGACTGGCAGGAAAACCGCTGTGCGATGTGCGGATTCGAAGATGACAAAATTGTAAAGGACCACTGCCACGAAAGCGGACTTATACGCGGGCTATTGTGCCATTCCTGTAATTTGAACGAGTCGAGCAACGATGACGTCCGCTGGCAGATTTATCGTAAATTTCCACCAACAATATTGCTAAATGTAAAAGTTTTCTATAACGATTTTTCATCATGGGGGCCCAAGGAGTGTGTTTTTTCAAAAGAAGCGATTGATACACCCTGGTGGGAGTCAGATAAGGAGCTCAGCTACCGAGTGTTGAATGATTTTTGCAATCATAAGATAAGTTTGAGTTGGATGGACACGGAACAGTTTTCCGGGCTAATCAAAACATCTATGGAATTTGCAAAAGAGGGCCTGTAGCTCAGTGGTCAGAGCAGGGGACTCATAATCCCTTGGTCGTGGGTTCAATCCCCACCGGGCCCACTAAATACTAGTATTGACGAATGGTCATCTACGGCATAAACGCATGCTCGCATGACGCATCAATTTCTGTAATCAAAAATGGTGAAGTTCTTTTTGCCGCACACGCCGAGAGATACAGCAAAATAAAAAATGACTGGTACCTCAACGACGACATAATCAAGGCAGCCCTTGAGTATGGAAAACCTGACGCAATTGGCTACTACGAGAAACCGTGGCTAAAGAAGGCGAGAACGAGCATATTTGGTGGACACAGTTCATCGTATTCTGCTGTTAAAGAACGTTTTCCGAATTCAAAAATTGTAAATTTTAAACATCACTATTCTCATGCGTGTGCTGGGTATTACACGAGCAAATTTGATGACGCTGCAATAGTGGTGCTTGATGCAATTGGCGAATTTGAGACAACAAGCATATGGACTGGAAATGGCGAAAACATAAAGCAGGTTTACTCCAAGAGTTATCCGTTTAGCTTTGGTCTTTTCTACTCAGCATTCACCGAGTACATCGGGTTGAAGCCAAACGAAGAAGAATACATAATGATGGGCATGGCAGCGTACGGAGACCCGGAAATATACTTCTCTCAAATCAATGCTCTATTTCCGTCCATAAACGAACAGACAGAACTTTTTCATTACGGAGTTAATGGATTTTCAGTCACCCCCACAAAACGGAATAAGTTTCACATTGCTGCTGCAGTGCAGGCTGTATATGAAAAAAGATTTATTGAGTTCATGAGATTCGCCAAGAAAAAAACAGGCAAAGAAAACCTGGTGTTCATGGGTGGGTGCGCCCTCAACTGTTCTGCGAATACAAAGCTGTTTGATATCTACAATAAAATATGGATTATGCCTAATCCGGGGGATGCAGGAAGCAGTCTTGGGGCTGCTGCTGCGATTTATGGGAAACACTTAAATTGGCAAGGCCCTTATCTTGGGGAAGATGTTGGAAGTGAATATCCAGTTGATTCAATATTCAAAGAACTTGTCGATAAAAAGATTGCGGCTGTTGTTAGCGGAAGAGCAGAGTACGGGCCAAGAGCTCTAGGCAACAGGAGTATTTTTGCAGACCCTCGAGAGGCGTCCTGCAAAGACTTGGTTAACACCGTAAAGGGTAGAGAGATGTTT